GGCACAGCTAAACTTTGATGCAAACACCGTCGACCCGCAGAGCAGCTTTGATCCGCTGCCGGCCGGTTGGTACAAGGCCATGATCACCGAATCGGAAATGAAGCCGACGCGCAACGGAAACGGCCATTACCTGCAGCTCACCTTCCAGGTGCTCGATGGAGAGCACGCAGGGCGCATAGTCTGGGATCGGCTGAACCTGGCGAACCCTAACCAAGTGGCGGTTGAGATCGCACAGCAGACCCTGAGCGCTATCTGCCACGCCGTTGGTCAACTGACTGTAAAAGACAGCGCCGAGCTGCACAACAAGCCGATGCAGATCAAGCTCAAGGTGGTTCCTGCTACTGCTGAATACGACGCAAAGAACGAGATCAGCGGGTATAAAGCCGTTGACGGTTCGCCTGCAGCCGTAGCCACAGCCGCCCCTGTTGCCACGCAGCCAGCTGCCGCAACGGATGGCAATGACAGCGCCCCGCCCTGGAGCCGCTAATGGCAGAACTTCCAACAGTGTTGGACCCGACACTCCAGGCGGTTGACGCCGCCCTGGAGGCGTCCGGGAATGCCGAGCCGCACCGGCCCTACCTTGGTATGTCCGAGATCGGCCGGCCGTGCCAGCGGGCGCTTTGGTACGGCTTCCGGTGGTGCTCTGTCAAATCGTTTGACGCTACTACGCTCAAACGCTTTGCCGATGGCCACCATGGTGAAGACGTGCAGGCGGATCGCCTGCGCCTGGTGGATGGCATTGAGCTGATTACCGAAGATCCGCGCACCGGGTATCAATTCGGCTTTGCCGATCATGGCGGGCATTTTCGCGGCCACATGGATGGCCGTATCAAAGGCATCCTGCAAGCACCGGCAACGCTCCACGTATGGGAGCACAAGCAGACTGACGAAAAGAAACTGAAGGCACTGGAAAAGGCCAAGCAGGAGCACGGCGAGAAAGCCGCCCTTGCGCAATGGGATGAAGTCTACAGCGCCCAAGCCGTGCTCTATATGCACTATTCGGGCATGAAACGGCATTACCTGACATGCGCCTCCTCCGGTGGGCGAAAGACGGTTAGCGTTCGCAGTAATGCCGCACCGGACAAGGCCAAAGCGCTCAAGGCCAAAGCCCTGCGGATTATTCAATCTGATGTCCCGCTAACCCGCATCAGCGAAAAGCCAGACTGGTATCAGTGCAAGTGGTGCGATCACCAGGCGATCTGCCACGAAGGCGAACTGCCGGAAATCAACTGCCGAACCTGCGTACATGCCACGCCGGAACTTGACGGCAATGGCCGCTGGTCCTGCGCCCACTTTGGCTGCGATCTGAGCACCAAGCACCAGCGCCAGGGCGGCGAATGCCCGGAGCATCGTTACATTCCCGCGCTGATTCACTTCGCCGAGGCCGTCGACGCTGATCAGGCTGGCAACTGGATCGAGTACCGCGCCGGAGAAACGACATTCCGCAACGGCGGCAACTATTACACATCGGCAGAGATCAAGGCGCTCGGCCGTGCCGGGCTGGTGCCTGAGGTGCTCGATATAAAAAAGCCATCGGCGGCACCTGGTGCGAACCAGAACCAGAGCCAGCCGCCGAGTACCAGCGCCCCCTGGTTGCCTGCGGAGAGTGCCGCCACTACCGAAGAAACGAAAACAGCCGCGCTGGCATCGGTGCCTGCACCGTGGGCGGTGAAGGGATGAAGTATCAGCAACTGCGCACCACCTGGAAGGATGGCTTTGCCAAGTCAAATTATGTGCGGCTTGCGCTTTGGCCGAAGCCGCTGAGGTTGTGTGGGGATTTTGACAATGAAAGAGAAGGGAAATGACAGGTAAAAAAAATAAGTCTCTCCGCGTATACAAAAAACATCTTGATGTCTACGAAGCGGCGCGCGAACGAATTGCATTTGTGTTTGATAATTTTGAGCGCGTTTACGTAAGTTTTAGCGGAGGAAAAGATTCTGGTGTGCTGTTAAATCTTTGCTTGCAGTACATGCTTGAGAATGGGATCACTAAAAAAATTGGTGTGCAAATTCTCGATAATGAGGCGAACTATTCATATTCTCTTGAATTCATGCATCGCATTATTAGTGAGAATCGCGACCTGTTAGATGTGTACTGGTGCTGCCTTCCAATTACATTGCCATGCACCGTAAGTGCCTATGAAATTGACTGGCAATGCTGGGGAACTAAAGACCAAGCGCGATGGGTTCGTCCTATGCCTGAACAAGACTACATCGTGAATATCGAGAACCACCCATTCGGCGACCTGTTTATTGAAAACATGCAGTACGACCACTTTTGGGACATGTTCGCAGAGTGGTATAGCCAAGGAGAATCTTGCGCAAATCTGATTGGTATACGCACATCGGAAAGTCTCAATCGATTCCGCGCAATTATGAATTCAGACAAAGCTATGTTTGGCGGCAAGTATTGGACGAAAAAAAACACCGCCCACACCTATAACTGCTACCCAATATATGACTGGCGCACAGAAGACGTGTGGACAGCAAATGCGTTGTTTGGATGGGACTACAACAAGCTGTATGACGTTTTTTATATGGCCGGCGTGCCAGTACATAAAATGCGCGTTGCTAGCCCGTTCATGAGCGAAAGCAAAAGCTCTCTTAACCTTTACCGTGTAATTGATCCTGGCGTTTGGTCACGCCTTTGTGCGCGTGTCCAAGGAGCAAACTTTATCGCTACTTATGGCAAACAGCTTTCATATCACAGCTTTTCTTTGCCAGAAGGGCACACATGGAAATCCTTTGTACGGTTTTTGCTCGACACGCTTCCGGAGAAATCATCTGTAAATTTTAAAGCTCGCTTCATTCAATCAATCAAATTCTGGGGCAGGGTGGGGCGTGGATTACCAGAACCGATAATTGAGCAGCTAAGGCAAATTCCAAAAATAAAGTTTTCAATTAACGGTGTAACTCCGCACGGGAAAAATCTGTTGCGTAGAGTTCGGATCAAAGTTCCACCAGATCATTTAGATGAGTTGAAAAGCGATAACGCCTCGGTGACTTCGTGGAAGCGATTCGCAATTACTGTTCTAAAAAATGACCACACATGCAAATACCTTGGCCTGGCGCCAACCAAAGAACAAATGAATGCGCAAAAACTAATACAGCGCAAATATGGGGTTTTATCAAAATGAAAGTTGTCCATACAAACGAGCTGCCTAAAGAACGTGTAGTGCAATGCCCAAAAGACGGGTTTACATCGCACCGCATTTTGCTGGAAGAAGACGACATGGGATACACGCTAACAAAGACCGTTGTGTATCCAGGAAAGCCGCACCGCTGGCATTACAAGCACCACCTGGAAAGCTGTTATTGCGTCAGCGGCAAAGGGTTATTGACCAATGTCGGGACAGGTGAATATTGGTCCATTTCACCTGATACGACTTATGTGCTTGATGCGCACGAAGAGCATCAATTTGAAGCACTAGAAGAAACTGTATTGATTTGCGTATTCAACCCGCCATTGACGGGCAGCGAAGTGCACCGCGAAGACGGTTCATATGCTCCGGCTCTGGAATACAAAAGTCCAGTTTATGACGTTCGCCGGGTCCATATGGATCGAGTCAAGTCAAACGACTACAACCCAAACAAGGTTGCTCCGCCAGAAATGGAGCTTTTGGAAACCTCTATTTGGGAAGACGGATATACCCAGCCTGTTGTGACCTTCTACGACAACGAGCAAGACAAGTACATCGTAGTCGACGGTTTCCACAGGTGGCGGACCATGCGCGAGTCAGATCGAATTAGAGAGCGCGAGAAAGAGCATCTTCCGATAGTCGTGATTGACAAAGCTATTGGAGAGCGCATGGCTTCTACTATCCGACACAACCGCGCCAGGGGGTCGCACAACATTGAGTTAATGTCTTCGATTGTTGCCGAACTGGTAGACATTGGCAAAAGCGATCGCTGGATTTGTAAGCACATAGGCATGTCGCCTGATGAATTGCTGAGACTGAAGCAAATAACTGGCGTTGCCGCTTTGTTTGCAAATAACCAGTTTTCTCAAAGTTGGGATATTGAGCACATGGAGGAACAGAGCATTGAGGAAGAACCAGAAGTACAGATTTAAACGTGTTTGGCATCCCTGTGGCAATTGGGAAGAGATCAAATACGGCATGTGGGATAGGCCCGTTCAGCACAAAACACAGTTGTTGCAGGCAATAGCCTTCACTTCAAATCATGTTGAGTACGGCAAATACATGCGGAAGGTAACAAAAGAATGGCCGATCAGTTGCGAAAACGCATTAACCGATTACTCGCTAAACAGAAAGGCTTGGTTAGGACACGCGGCTTGCGCTTTGGCACACAGGCTGCCTGAAAGTGTTGTCAGGGAAGCTTGGAAGGAATTAACAGATGAGCAGCAATTTTTGGCAAATAAAGAGGCAGAACGAGCTATTGCCGAGTGGGAATACGCTTATGCAGCGCGTGTCGGATTACCTGGAAGTATGGGAAAAGCGTTGTTATTTGAATAATGGAATACCAAACGAACTGCCTCCTGGGCTTGCATCTACAAACCGTGCGCCAAGTTGGAAGTCAATTGCCGTGGCAATTCTTAGAAATGACCATAATTTATATTCGCTCGGCTTTGCTCGCCCAGTATCAGACCAAGCTGAAATGTTGAGACAGCAAAAGTTGAGACTAGATTCTCCGCAAATAGATATGTTTGAGACACATTAGATCACCATGCAATTACGCGACTACCAACAAGCCGCCATCGAGTACGCCTATTTCAACGAAAGCGATGGCAATCCGCTGGTTATCCTGCCAACAGGTGCCGGCAAGTCGGTGGTGATTGCGGCCTTTGTGCGTGGCGTATTTGAGCGCTGGCCTGGCCAGCGTGTGCTGATCCTGACCCATGTTAAGGAACTGATAGAGCAGAACCACGACCGCATGCAAGCGATCTGGCCAGATGCGCAGGCTGGCATTTATTCGGCAAGCCTTCGCCGCCGCGATATTTTCGACCCGATCATTTTTGCCGGGATT